AAAGTTTCACCAGCAACATAGAGTTTGACTTCGCAGACCATGAGGGTTCTCCCTTGATTACCTCTGTATTATAGGACATAAAGCACCGGTATCTAAAGCTAGTAGACAGTTCTTAAACTGTCCTATCAACCTTAGCAAAGATATTCTACTCATAATTTAATACTTTGTCAAGCACTTCTTGGTTTAAATCCAAAGAATGATGTTATAGCATATCTTCCCCAACCATCAAAATAATCAGAGTCCTCTATCTTTACTTCTCGTACTCCATGTTCTACCCAACCAGGAAAGACGATCATTGAATTGTTATCACAAGAAACTTCATAATTATATTTGGGAAAATATAACTGACCACCTGTGAATTTTTTAGGTTCTTTATAAAAATATGAAAATCCTAAAAACTGAAATCCTTTATCCGTATGTGGATCATATCCTTCACCATCATGATAATATCTTATTTTTGTAGTATCACTATTCGATGCATTTGCAATAGAACAACAATCATGTATACCTGCAAATGCATCTAAAACACCACTTGTAAATAATTTTCTGTTGACTGTTAATATATTTGATAAAGTTCTATAATTTATACCATCACTGCGACTATAATCTGGATAAACCGAATCCAGCATTAAAGCTTTTGCATTAGTATATCCAACAACACCACCGTAATCTTTTGCTTCTAATAATTTTCCTGGTTTTGTATAAAAATTAAGTTCTTCCCATATAAGTTTTAGTTCTTCTTCGTTATAAAAATTATCTACAATTGCATGTGGAAAAGGACCTTCATGCAGATTAACTTTTATACTTTCAAGTTCTTCCATGACATTTAAGTAATATATTTTATTTAGATACCTCCAGTTAGAATTATGTTATGGCATTTCGATACTTGTTAGTATCTTCTGGTGTGCTCTGCAACATTCCCCAACTTGTGGCAAGATATTTAACACCACCGAGTGGTGGATTTCCTCTATGAACATGTGTATAACCAGCAGGAAATATTAACACATCACCAGCTCGAGGTTTTTCTCTCTTATTTTGATATAAAAATTCGGTTTCTCCCCCTTCAAAATCATCATTCAAATAAGTTTGGACAACAAATGTCCTATGAGCACTTAAATAATCTCCATTTTCATAGTGCCATACATGAAAACCTTTTCCTGGACCAATTCTTTTTAATTTGCAATCTGATATTATAAATTTTCTACCTCCTAAAAGAGAATATTCCTGTAAATAATCATCAATACATGGTTTTATTTTTGGGAATATTTTTTTAGAAATTCTTGAGGAAGAATTAAAATCAATAATATCAACATTGACATTAACCGATTCAAATTCTTGTAAATATGTTTTATCAGTATTACTGAACAATAAGTTATTATCTCTAAAATGTTCTATTTCTGCTATGATATCTATACACTCTTCTTTTGTAAAAGCACCCTCATATCTAGTAATAAAATCAATCATAATTAGTCTAACATTGTAACTTATATATCAGAAATATAAAACAGCAAATCCACCTTCTCCACCACTGCCATTATTTCCCGTTTTATTTACTCCCCCACTGGCATCTTGACCATCTCCACCTGTTCCACCATTTCCACCATCTCCACCTTCTGCTTCTGCATCTCTAGCACCGTTACGACCTGATCCCCCCGACGTTAAATCTCCATCAAATCCCCCACCATTTCCATTTCCACCTTGACCGGCAGGAAGTCCATTGCCACCACCTCCTCCACCACCTTCTGCATCATTCTTATCACAAAATCCAAGGACACAATCATTTTGTTCGGCATCGGATCCTCCTCCACCACCTCCACCACCTCCGACGAGAATAGCATTGGTATGTGCATTATAAGATTGTCCACTTTTAAGTTTTAAAGCACTGGATCCCTTTTTGCCATCTTTACCGGGATCACCACCATCTCCACCTCTACCGGCTACTACGGCTGAAGACCCAAGATCAACAGAAAAAGTTGTTTGAGACGGCCATCCATTACCCATTGTTAGTGCAAAATCATCTTGATCATTTGCACCCCCTGATCCAAATATATTGTTTATGTGAATAATTACCTTTTTCCCACCTTGCCATTTATTTTCTTTAAGCTTACTTCTATATCCACCAACAACTACGTATTTGTCATTTTTATATCTGTCTTTATATGCATCATGTCCATGATTTGAACTTCCACTTGAATGACAATCGACAACAATATTCAATCGTTTACTATAAAATTGACTGAATTTAATTTCATCATTTGTCCCTGTTGGAATACCAGTATCTAATGGTAAATTTGAAAGTTCTCCGGGATTTTCATTTTTAAAATCTGGATGAGAACTTTTGTATCTACCCAGACTTCTACCGGGATTTTGCCCAAATTCTGTTTCAATCTCACTAAATGATAATGAATTTCCAGAGTTCTTAATTACCATATTATGCCTCCGTTGTTAGACCGACCCAACCGGATCCATTATAAAATTCTATTCTATTAGTTGTAGTATTGTATATTAATGCTCCAGCAACTGCTGTCAAAGAATTTCTTCCTGTGGTGTCGATGAAAGGTGGTAATAAAAATCTAGGAGAAGCATATCTTAAATCAACACCTGAAGCTGGATTTGTTGTTCCTATTCCAACTGATCCATCTTCTGTGATTACTACTTTGGTCGAAGCAGTTTGATTTATATCAACCAGTGTGGTTGGATCTACATTTGTACCATCAGATTTAATTGATATGCTGGCAGAACTTCCAGAGAGGTCTATCGCACTAAAAGTAGATACTCCAGATGAAGTGTTTACATTACCACTTAAAAGTGCCTCAGACACATCAACAATTGTATCTCCATCAGTATTTTGAACATCTCCTTTTAAATTTGCATTGACAGTCCCGACAGTTAAACTGCTGGCATTTGATAAAGTTAGAGTTCCCTCTATTGTTACAGAGGAATCAAATGTTACGGCAGACTCAAAAAATGCTGATCCAGTAAATGTAGAAATACCCTGAACACTCAACACATGTTCTGGATTTGTAATTCCGATTCCCAAATTACCATCACTAGTCAATGTCATCAATTGATTAGTTGATCCTTTATGCCAAAGGAATCCAGAATTTGTTGGAGCACTATTACTCAAGAAATAGTTAATGTTACCGGTATCACGATTAATAATATCAAGTGATTGTGAGGTGCTAAAATCACCAAATCCACTGGTAGATCCATAATTTATTGATGCACTACTATTTCCGGTGCCGACACTATTTCCAATGCTGATAGAAGCCGTGCCAGTATCAGAAATAACTTCCAGTGTAGCATCACCAGATGCCTTTCTGATTTGTAAATCTGCAGATGGTGCTGATGTTTGAATACCAATAAAACTAAATGAACCTGCAGAACCGACTATAGTTGCAGCAGTAATAATACCTGTAGTATTGACACTAAGACTATTTGAAAGTGTTGATGCTAGTGAGACATTACCAGTTCCATCAAATGATACGACGTTTGTCTCTAAGTCTCCGGTAATGCTAAAGTCTCTGCTATTAGACAGTGATGTTGCGGTTCCGGCATTACCATCAAATGTAGTGGCAGTAATAATACCTGCTTCGGCAGTAATACCAGTGCCAACTTTGAGTGTGGTGATGGTTGATACACCAGTTGAATTAAGGTTTCCGGATACATTTCCAGTAAGATCACCTGTTAAATTACCATCAAATGTTGTTGCAGTAATGATGCCCGATTCGGCAGTAATACCAATTCCAACTTTAAGTGTGGTGATAGTTGATACACCACTTGAATTTAAATTGCCAGTTACATTTCCGCTTACGTCACCTGTTAAATTACCATCAAATGTTGTTGCAGTAATGATGCCCGATTCGGCAGTAATACCAGTTCCAACTTTAAGTGTGGTGATAGTTGATACACCAGATACACTTAGTTGTTGTGCGGTGAAATCAGTTACTGTCGTGACACCAAGTGTAGAAATGCCACTTATTTTCAGATTTCCACTTGCAGTTACACTACCGCTCGTAACACCAAATCCTAAGACTGTGGGGTCTCCCCCAACTTGAAGTTCAAAAGCAGTTGAATCAGTACCAATACCAAGATTTGATGTTGTTGTCAGTCCAGTAGCACCAGCAATAAATCCATCTGTTGCGATGGCAACCACTGCCCGATCACCAAAGTTTCCGGCAGCACCAGAAAAACTTGTAGCACTAATTGTTCCAGTGCTCCCGTTGATTGTAATACTTCCTACGGTTACAATTCCACTTACACTTGCATCTGTTGCGGTAATATGTCCGACAACCTTGGCATTTCCTCTTACATCAAGAATTTTATCGGGTACGGTAGTTCCGATTCCAACTCGACCAGCAGCGTTAACAATGAAGTTATCATTGTCAACCTGCACCCCATTCCTAAAATTAAATGACTTTATATAATTTGCCATTATGCCTTTTTAGTTATTTATCTGATAATTTTTGTTCCAGGTCATCAACCTTATCACTGAGTTCCTTAATTGCCTCAATTAG